CTATTTAGGCCTGCAAAAAGGAAGGGGGTTCGAAAACCACCTGACGATCAAGGTGTAAAACCTTCCTTTAAGTTGAAGCGCGTGTTAGACACGCTGCAGACTGACAACTTGGAAAACTGTGGCCAAAGTAAATTTGTGCAGATTTTAGGGGCATCGTAACGCCCACAAAAAACTACACAACAAACCTTTGGTTGTTGTTAACTAAATTGTAGGGCGGTACGACGAATCGTGCCCCTGTCTAAGAGAATATTTTAAGACCCCCCTCACCACTGGACCAGACAGTGGATTGCTACTCATTCTGATGTAGAGTAGTATTGGGTCGTAGTGCGTAAAGCACTCTTATGGTGGCGCAGGATCAGTAGTTTGGTACTTCATGATCGGTGCGCCTGTAAACCAGAAACAAGTAAAATCTTCTCCACCAGCATACATCATATGGAATGATGTGCTATTGGCAGATGGGACTTTCGCGTCCGCGATGAACTTGTAACAGGGTACAAATGGATTGCCTGCGTCATTAACGTCAGAGCGTTTGGCAGGTGCAAAGCGATATGGCACCTGGAAGGGTATCTCTGCACAGCATGCAGAGTTAGCCTTACCATCAACAAGCATTCCTCCTGCAGCTAGACCGCGTGTGAAAAATCTTTTATCGTACGGCGTCTGACTTTGATCAGCCGTGTAGATATCACTAAACGCGTTTAACTGCACTCGTGCACCAGAGCGTGGCACGCCAAGCCTGTAGATTCCTTGGTAGGAACTCCAGTTATAATTATTGGCGCGCATCACTTTAACTCTGATGCTACCTCGCCATCCTGTAAAAGCGGGTACAATATAATTGAGCAATGTCATATCATAATAATTGTACGCGATTGGACCCCCTGCTGTATGGACTGCAGCGGGTGCTGTTCCTCTGTATAATGGGAACATGGGATGGATATAATCGAGGTGAAAAGCTAGTGTTCCAGAGGGACCGAACAAGTTGCGGTCGAGTATCTTTTCACGAGCTGTCTGAGCGATTGAACGCTCTCACCCATACAGACTTTAGTAACAGGCGAGGTTTCCCACAAGTGGGCTCCCATCGATGCTACGATTTGAGTCTGCATAGGTGCACTGGGTTCATCTGTGTTTTCTTGGTCAGCTCCCACGTCCTCACCTGATTGTGGTAAGTAGTGTGTGGAGTTTTCCATAGCTTTGATGGCAGAGATATGTTTGATCTCAGCCAGCAACTCAGTTACCGAAGTAACGAGTGCTATACACAGGGTCGCCCGAAGTGCAACCCCAGTAGAGTTGCTAGGCAATAGTTTCTGCCTCTTGAGTCGGCGCAAATCGCGGTCCAGTCCTTCTGAAATTTCTTCGATCTCATCGATTGCGTCGATGTATTCAGGAATGGAGTGAAGCGCGTAGTCGATATCACCACCAGACAAAATTGCCTCTTCATCATCTGCTTCGTAGCCAGACTGAGGAAAGTAGGTATAATTTGTCAAGCGGTTGCTAGGCGCACCAAACTCGATGTCATCACCACACGAGACCATCACATTGATCTTGACGGCTGCGGGTGAATTGGGTGTGGTCAGTTCGTTAACCACGAAGATGCTCAGCACACCGTTAGAGGAAAAGCTAGAAGGCGAACCAAAAGCTGAACCACTAAAGGGTACTGGATCCAAACCAGGAGTAGATGTACGAAGCCAGGGGTATGGTGAACCCCATCCAACTTCGACTGTGAAATCTTTATTTTCAGCAACATCAACGATGTACGTGTAATTTGTATTATACTCGTTCGTCGCTTGGTAATAGGGGTCATAAACTATCTTAATGCGCCCTTTGTGAAAATTACTCGAACAAATTTGAATACGATACTTGATTGTACCGCGCCAATTGTCGAATAGAAGTCCTACAAAACTCGATGGTGTGTGATGAATTTCGTCACTCAACATAGCCCAATTCATTGGAGAAACTCGAAAGTTCTGCAACAATGTTTCAGGTGAGTCGGATGGCAACCAGTCGAACTGAGTCAAGAAAGACTCTCTCTGGCACAAGGATTTAATGTCCATTTCATCACTGTCTCCTAATCCAACAGTACGTGGGTCCACACAGAGCTCTTGCTTAGAATCTATGGTCAACTTTGTAACAGTATCTTCTGTATCACAAGTTGCCAAATTAGCAAGGTTCTGTATGTCAAAACGGTGTGTTGGAGTAAGGAGTGTTGGCCTAGAATAACCAAACATTCTAGCCACATCTGCCAAGGCTCCAGCGCCAATTTCAGTAGCGCGAGCATACGGACCAATAACTGGTGCTTTGCGAAGCATACCAGCTATTTTGGCTACCGTAGAGGCAGGTTGTGAGATGATTCCTTTTCCATATTCATCTCCACTTTGAGGTCCAAAGCCCCTGCGGCCTTTGTATTTGGTTACCTCGGGTTTCCAATCATCTTTTTGTTTTTGATAATCGGGAGGAGCTACGCTCTTCTTCTTCTTTGCATAGGAAGAGAGAGGTGGTAAGGGCTCCAGGTTTGCGAAAGTATCCAGCGAAATTGAAAACAGCATTTCACGTGCTTCAACTGGAATTTTCACGAGTCTGCGAACAAACTGCGCTTCTTGAGTTTCGATATCATACATAAAGCCATCAGTATCTTTGGCTAGTGCGTGAAGTACTAAATCAATTTGCGGAGGTGTATTACACAGACTCAGTATGTGGAGGCCATCACCATCTAGGTGTTGGCTAAGGTCCCAAATCTCATCCAGAGTGTCTGGCTCATTACCTGATTGGGCAACAAGAGAACCTGGTTCAGAGCTTGTTGGGATAGCTAATTCCACATCTTCGGCCCACGCAAAAACACTAATAGTTAACGTATCAGCTACTAGGTTAGCGTGCCGGAGACCGGCAAGTGTGTGGATAACACACGTGCCCATGTCGTCCCAATCCTCTTCGGGAACACTCATCGCATCCTTATAAAAGAAAAACGGAAGCTTGAGTTGTCCTCCTTGGGAATGGGTGGGATCGATATAGATATGCGGTCGCTGAGAAGCTGCGATACAATCTTGGATGAAGAATCCACGATCCACAGTCATATTATCCTGAGTGTCCAAAGGAATATACGACATAATCAGTCGACCAAAATGAAATCCATTTCCATTGATGACGACCTTCACGTTGAGCTTACAGCGCAACAGGTTATAATTTACAATCTTATTGATAACACGCGGATTAGTAAAGAACAGTGTCCATGGATTAAAAGTTTGAAACACGGTGTTGTCAGTTTGCCAAGAGTACGTGGCAATTTTGACAGGACGTGAGAAAAACTCATCCAAAGTAGCGTCCCATTTCTGGGCCGAACGAAAGGTCTCGTCCGGTTGACTAATGACTTCATAACTCGCACCAGGAGTCTGGTCCGTAAAGTCGACAATGTTAGCTTTCTGATCTGCTTGATTCATATTTACATTAAAAAGTTTATTTGGGGAAGTAGTAATACAGTTAATTTTACACGTTGCGTACGAGTATCATTGTACGCAGGCAGCTTTCTTTTGTTGAGTGACAAGCTCTAAGCTGAATAACTTAATACAGTCTAAGGAGTAAGCCTACACTAGACGCCCGAGGCAAGTAGCCAGCCTCAGGGAGTGTGGTAATCAATACTCCTGAACACTTATGGTTTTACGGGAAAATCATCCGAAGGTTTTAAGTGCAAAACCAAAAGGTGCGCCGTCTAGGCGCTGTAGTTTGTGTGCCATTCAGCCGCATGCTCCCCGTAGGATTCATTCAGCCGAAGGCACATGTGTGCAATTCCAGCTCGTTGGGCAACTTCTTTCATTTGCTTACGACGCTCTTCATACACACTAGGCCCATGATTAAACCACTCGTAAATGGCTCCATCAATATTTTGGGCACAAGCCTCCTCCATGGTTAGGGGAGACTTCTTAGGGCGCAACACACAGTGCAAACTCTTGAAAAGCGAGGCTTCATCAAGTGCACCGACACGTTGGCCCAGGGCCGCATGATAGACGGACTGACGTTTAAGAAACTCCGCATCATCCAAATTCATGTATGCTACGAGTTCACTCGTTTTGTCCGGCATGGTGTAAATCTGACCATATTCACCAAGGAAAATGGAAAGATTCTTGATGTTGAATTCCGGATAGTCCGGGTGGACAGATCCGATATTATCATCACCATACGTCATCATAGCGGCGGCATCACGGAATGGAATGCGGAGCGCAAAACTCTGAGTGGGATAAAAAGTATAAAATCCACACCTCAGGTTGAGGGATCCGCCAATACCATTAAGGATGACGGTGAGGGAGTTTCCACTGATATGGGTACCAGTGGTAAGTCCAATAAGACAACCGTCGTATGCAATAAGCGCAAACACAATATCACCGGCAATCGCACGCATCATATTGATATCATCCTCGGAATAGTTACAAGCACTAGCCAAGTCAATCAAGATACGCAACGAAGCCTCAATGAGTTGAGCAGGCATACGTTGGTCATACTTTCCATAGTCGCCAGCGAAACCTCTTTCCTTACCGAAACGTTCGATGTGTTTAGCAAACTCTTCCCACTCCGGAGAGTGGCAATTGATGCCAACAGCACATTCAGTAAGCAGAGGGTTCATCTGCATGAAGCGCACAATAGGTAGAAAGTACTTTCTCACAAAGAACGTGAGAGCAATACTGTTACCATAGAAGATGCGACACTTCTCTTTGGCTATGGGAAGGACTTCATCCTTCTTGCACGCCTTTGCAATACTGTACGCACGACGACCTTGAGCATAAAGCTCCCTAGATCGTTCAATTTCAGCCCAAATTTCAGGGGTGAACGTACGATTGCACGGAAATTCCTCAGTGGGTTCCAATTCGACAACGTGGTTGCGTTTAGGACCGGACAAGGGATATCCGATAGACGTGGACATATTGATGGCATCAATGAACTTGCGTCCAGTAATACCATTAATAGTCTGCGCATCAGTGAGAGGTATCATACTACGCCACTCAGGCGTTCTGTTGATAAGCTCAATCAAAGGCGCTTTGTAATCTTGCACAGCGATGCGCAATAGATCACAAGGGTACTCCCTAGCCGGACAGGAAAGGTTGGCAAGACAAGTCTGCCACCCGAACCAATCAGGATTCATTTTGGGGGGACCCCACGAATTGGGCGACTCGCATACGTCCATCAAGTGCTCGGAAATCGGTGTTACCCGAACATCGGACTTAGTAGACATAGCGTCACCGGTACAGGTTCCATAGTACTGGACTTGGGAGCCTTCGGGCAGATAGTTAATAGCCTTCTTTGGATGAAGAGGAACATTTGTTAAGATGTCCACTCCAAGAATTTGGGGCGTAAAGTTTCCACCAGATCCAGTAATGAGGTTTCCCTCCAATTTCTGGATGTACTCGATGCCCTGAAGGGCTGCAGACTGAGTTAACAATCCGTAGCATCCTTTAGGGGTCTTCGCGATACCACCTAGGTGGATACCAGCAATAGCGACTCCCTTGGTTTGCGAAACCAAGATAGCCCCACACATACCGTCGAAGGTGTCGATGTCAAGATTGACATATTCACCTCCGTCGAAATCTGCAACTGTATTTGTGGTACTGCAGCCTCTACCGAGACCTTTGGCTTCAATCAACTCACCATCCTTTTTCCTCCAAACAAGTTCGAAGGGTACACTGCCCATATTGGACAGTGGAAGATAGTCAGTGAGATCAGCGAAAGATCCACCGTTGGCGCAGTAACAAATGTTGAGATCCGTGTTGGGGATGTGGTAGGAGTTCTGCCTCTGGATGAGGGCATCGAACTTTCCACCAATAGCATCGGGATTCTTTCCAAAAAATGTAACCTTGAGTACATCTCCTTCCACAAAGTAGTGGTTGGGAATGACAACAACATTGGATTTCAAGAAAAGACCATTCACCATCATACGTCTATTACCGCAGTCAATAGAACCATAGAAAAGGTTCTTTTTGACAAGATTTAAGAGTTCTGAGGTGACAATGCATTTGCTACGCTCTGTGACACTGAGAGCACGTTGGGACACAGTGGCCCAAATGTTCTTTTCAGCATCACGCTTTTTCACCTCTGCGAAAGAGGTAGGCTCAAGCGAACCTTGTTCCAATTTGAGATCACGCCAAGCTTTGTAGGCCTTCACAAAAGCGTAAAGGGCTCCAATAGCAAGGACGGATCCACAAATGGTTTTGGCATACGAATCTCGCATGTGACGAGCACATTCGGGCAAGACTCTGCCGCGCTTCCTCAAGTTGTCAAGCAAATCGCGCTTGACGGATGAAGCAATGAAAGCGTATTGGTATAAGCTCCATAAAACGCATGGTAGGGCTAACAGCCATCCAAACACTAGGAAAACAAACACCGGGAACACAATCAAGCCAATCATAATACGTTTGGCACTGGCACGAAGTGAATCCTTGTACCACCAGAAAGCGAGCATTTGGAAATACTCGTTATCTAAGGCAGATTCGGGAACTAGGGCCATCCAATCATAGTATGAAAAGAAGCTTGTGGCAGCGGAGTAGACTACTCCAACTGCGACGGTTTCGAGGGACGTTGTGAAAACAGAGAAGTCAGAAGAGACTCTCTTTACCACGCGCGTCCTCGTGCGCTCAATCGCGACGGCGACAGCCTCACCGAGATGAGGTTGCA